AGCAGCAGCTGATGCAGGTGAGATTCTAAAGTTTAGATGCCCTGTAGGAGCTGAATTCAAGACTGGAAAGAACTGGTATGACTGTCACTAAATATCCTAATGGATACTTTAAAGATAAGAACTGTAAAGCTTGTGGTAATCTTTTTACACCTACTAATCCTTGCAATACATACTGTAGTATAGACTGTAGAGGAAAGAATGCTTATTACAAGCGTAACTATGGTATTGATGACACTGGATTAGCTAAGATGAAGAAAGACCAAGATAACAAATGTTACTTGTGTTCTTCTGAAGGATTCTTAATAGGTAAGAATAACCATAATGAAAAACTAGCTGTTGATCATGATCATAAGACAGGTAAAGTTAGAAAGCTTCTGTGTCATAATTGTAATCGTGCTCTAGGTTTGTTTAAGGATAACCCTGAACTTATGCGAAAGGCGGCTACTTATGTCGAAGAGCATTGATAAGAATCAAATACTGTTTAATGTTGAAGGTGATACTTTCAAGATTAAGATAGGAGAGGATCTAGATCTAGAAGAGGTATACACAATACTGTTATCAGCATTGGTATACTTAGAAGATCTGGCTATGGGTATGGTAGCTCACCCAGAATCTAAAGAGCTACATTGACTTAAAGGAAAATGAAATGAGTATTGATAGCATGAAACCCGTTAAAGTTGCTGGTGAGTTGTACTGGTCTAACTGGATGAAAGAGTACAACACTAAGTTCAACGAAGCTAACGATAAGTATGAGTGCACACTTGGTCAGTTGAGCGAGGCTGCAGCAGCTAAGCTTGAAGAGTTAGGTATTAAGATCAAAGACAAAGACACAATGGGTAAGTTCATTGTTGGTAAGTCTAAGTTCGTCTTTGAGCCTGTCGATGAAGAGGGTAATCCTATTGACATCAGCAAGATTGGTAACGGTACTAAGTGTTATGCACTGGTGTCCTCATACCGTCACAAGATGTCAGCTAAGTTCGGTGCAGCTCCATCCATTAAGAAGCTGGTGATCACTGAGCTGAAGGTATACTCTCCTGAAGGTAGCGATAATCGTATAACTGAAGAACAGCTGGATGACATCCTCTAAAGAGAGACCTGTAGAAGCCATCGTTGATGCGGACTTTCTCGTATACAAGGTTGGCTTCTCTAATGAGGATGAAGAGGAACGATGGGCACTTAATCGACTCACTGAATGGTTTACCGACATCATCTATATGCGCTTGAAGTGTGATGACTACAGAGCTTGGATTACAGGTAAAACTAACTTTAGATTCGAGGTAGCTACCACCGTTCCTTACAAGGGGAATCGTAAAGATGCTCCTAAGCCTAAGCACTACGATGCACTACGCAGCCACCTGATGAAGTTAGGAGCTGAGATGTCAGACGGTGAAGAGGCTGATGATGCTGTAGGTATTGCATCTACTCAAGGTAACTACTGGATTGTTCACGTAGATAAGGATCTGGATCAGTTACCGGGATGGCACTACAATCCTGTAAAGGATGAGGAGTACTATGTTACCGAGTTTGAAGGCTTGTACAGTTTCTACAAACAGATACTTACAGGTGACAGAGTTGATAACATTGAAGGACTCAGAGGTATTGGCCCTGTAAAGGCTGATAAGATCTTGAAAGACTGTACAACTGAAAGGGAACTATATGAAGCTTGTCTCAAAGCTTATGACGGCAATACTGACAGGGTCTTGGAGAACGGTTTACTTTTATGGCTAAGAAGGGAACCAAACCAGATGTGGCAACCACCTTCGAACTTGCAGGATCTAAGTGGTACGTCAACTACGTAGTGCACATGGAGGACTTCGGTAAGTGTGATCCTGAGAAGCAAGTCATCAGTATTCGCATGGACATGAACAAGCAGACTACTGAGCAAACCTTCTACCATGAGTTAGTTCATGCCATTATGTTCACAATGGGTAAGCTAAACCACGATGAAGAGTTTGTTGATACCTTTGGAGCATTCCTCCATCAGTATCACGTTACGAAGGAGTCACATGAAGTCTAAACGTAAGAAACCTCTATCTGTACGTCAAGTTGCTTTGAAGCATGGATTCAGATCAGGTTTAGAAGACAAGATAGCTGATAACTTAACAGCCTTAGGCATTCCATTTGAGTATGAGAAACTAGTTATAGATTATATTCAACCTGCTAAGGCTAGAAAGTACACCCCTGACTTTGTACTTCTGAACAACGGTATTATCATTGAGAGTAAGGGTAGATTTATCACAGCGGATAGACAAAAGCACCTAATGATTCAAGAGCAGTATCCTGAGTTAGATATTAGGTTTGTCTTTAGTAACTCTAAAGCTAGGCTTTCAAAGCTAAGTCAGACAACATATGGTATGTGGTGTGATAAGCATGGGTTTAAGTATGCTGATAAAGATATCCCTGCAGCTTGGTTAACTGAGAAAGGAACTAAATATGTTAAATAATCTTATTGAAGCTATGGAGAAGTCTCAAGAGCTAAAGTGGGCTTGGGAAGACTTTACAGATGTCATTATCGTTGAGAAGCTTAAAGAGACTTACCTCAATACTATCAATGGTGGGTTTAGCAGCCATCCTGAAGATATTTCTGAGAACAAGAAAGTTAACGAAGCTATCGCTGTTGTCTTGAGATACTTCATGTTTGTTGGTGATGCTCAAGAGTTCTTGAAGGAGGCTGAGAGTGAACGTAAATCTGATTAAAGAACACTCCAATGGTGATGCAACATATCAGTTTGACTTGACTCAAGAAGAGGCTAAGGCACTTCTAAGTTATGGCATACTTGAGGCTATCAAAGCTGGTATACGTAGTGGTGAGAAGATAACTGTTGAAGGAGTTGATCTTGAAGATCTTAGTGATACCTGATTGTCAAGTTAAAGAAGGTGTACCTCTTGAGCATCTAACATGGGCTGGTAAAGCCATTGTAGATTACAAGCCTGATGTAGTTGTTAACCTAGGTGACTTTGCAGATATGCCCAGCCTTAGTAGTCACGACATCAAAGGGAGTAAGTACTTTGAAGGTCTACGCTACAAGAAGGACATTGAAGCTGCTAAGGATGCTATGAAGCTTCTACTAGCACCTTTGAGGGAAGCTCAGAAGTCTCAGAAGGAATCGAAGCACAAGGTATACAAGCCTCGTATGGTGATGACTTTAGGGAACCATGAGAACAGGATTGACAGGGCTGTTAACAATAATCCTACTTTGGAAGGACTCATAAGTGTTGAAGACTTGGAATATGGAAAGGATTGGGAAGTACATGGATTCTTGCGACCGGTATTTATTGCCGGTGTGGGGTTTAATCATTATTGGCCTGTTGGAGCCATGGGACGCCCAGCTGGCACTTCCGCTGCTATTATCAATAAACTTCATATGTCTTGTGTGGCTGGTCATCAGCAGGGAAAGCAGGTCGCTTACGGAAAACGTGCCGACGGTAAGCCTATATGTGCTGTCATTGTGGGGTCTTATTATCTACATGATGAATCCTATATGGATCAATTAAGCAACAGACACTGGCGTGGCTTACTGATGATGAATGAAGTTAACGACGGACACTTCGATGAGCTTTTCCTCAGCATTGAATACTTGGAGAAACGATATGGCTGATAAATCATGTGACACTTGCTTTTACAGTGAACTAAGCCCTCAGATTCATCCTTGTAACAACTGCTTTGGTAATGACTTATGGGTTAAGAGAGATCTGTATATTCGGGATTCTGCTAAGCCTCTAAGTGAAGCCATTAAAGAGTGGGTAGATGTTAAACAGCAAGAAACTGATGTAGTTAACAAACCTCCTCACTACACTGAACATCCATCAGGTATTGAATGTATCCAAGTTACAGAACACATGGGCTTTAACTTAGGTAATGCAATCAAATATATCTGGCGTTGTGATCTTAAGAAGGATGCCATTGAGGACTTGAAGAAAGCTAAATGGTACATTGAACGGGAGATCAGCAAACGTGAACAACATAACATTTGAAGAACTGAAAGAGGCTCTCAAACGTTTAGATGAGGTCACACTCTTGGAACTGCTAGGACTCCAGAGTGATGATCTTGTCGAAAGATTTGATGATGTAATTGAGAAGAAACAAGAATACTTAATAAAGGAACTAGACTGATATGACAACTATGACACCCTACCAAGAGTACATTGGTAAGAGCCGCTATTCACGCTACTTAGACGATAAAGGCCGTCGAGAGCATTGGCCTGAGACTGTGGCACGCTACTTTGACTTCATGACTAAGCAGCTTAAGACTAATCATAACTACACACTGACACAAGAGCTTCGTGATGAGCTGCAAACAGCTGTAACTAACTTAGAAGTTGTGCCTTCAATGCGTAGCATCATGACAGCTGGCGATGCTTTGGAGCGTCAGAACATTGCAGGTTACAATTGTTCATATCTGCCTATTGATGATCCTAAAGCATTTGATGAAGCTATGTATATTCTGTTATGCGGAACAGGTGTAGGCTTTAGTGTGGAGCAAAAGTATGTATCTAAGTTACCTGAGATCCCAACTGAGCTGTTTAACAGTGGTACTATCATTAACGTTAAGGACTCCAAAGAGGGATGGGCTAAAGCTCTACGACAAGTTATTGCCTTACTGTATGCTGGCGAGATTCCGAAGTGGGACGTATCTGCTGTACGACCTGCAGGTACACGACTCAAAACCTTCGGTGGACGTGCCAGTGGCCCTGAGCCTCTTGTCGAGCTGTTCAAATATGTTGTTAATAAATTCAAGCTTGCTGCGGGACGAAAACTTACAAGCTTGGAAGCTCACGACATCCTCTGCAAAGTTGGCGAAGTTGTGGTGGTCGGTGGAGTGCGTCGATCGGCTATGATCTCACTGTCAGACTTGAGTGATGATCGTATGGCTCACGCTAAAGCTGGTAATTGGTGGGACGGTAATGGTCAACGTGCCTTGGCTAACAACAGTGCCATCTACGAAGTGAAACCTGATGTTGGTAAGTTCATGCGTGAATGGTCAAGCATCTATGAATCACACTCAGGAGAGCGAGGTATCTTTAATCGTTATGCAAGTGAACTTCAAGCAGCTAAAAGCGGACGTAGGGAATTGGGTAAAGAGTGGGGTACAAACCCTTGCAGTGAGATTATCCTTAGACCTTATCAATTTTGTAATCTGTCTTCTGTTATTGTTCGGAGCAGCGATAGTGTGGATACTTTACGGAATAAAGTGCGCTTGGCTACTATTCTGGGGACTTTTCAATCGACGATGACTCACTTCCCGTACCTTCGTAAGGTGTGGCAGACTAACACTGAAGAGGAACGTTTGTTGGGTGTGTCTATGACTGGTATCTTGGATAATCCATTGTTGAATAATCCTGATGATCCTTATTTGCCAACTATCCTAGAGGACTTTAAAGATGTGGCTATTAACACTAACGCTGAGTTTGCTGATGCTATCGGTATTAATCGTAGTGCTGCCATCACTGCCATTAAGCCAGAGGGAACTGTCTCTCAGCTCACTGGTACTGCTAGTGGTATCCACCCTCAGCACAGTCAGTACTTTATTCGTCGTGTACGATCAGATAACAAAGACCCCTTGACTGATTTCTTGAAGGCATCAGGATTCCCATCTGAGCCATGTGTTATGAAGCCTGAGAGTACAACAGTGTTCAGCTTCCCAATGCGAGTTGAGAAAGGTGCTGTACTGCGTGAGGACTTGAATGCTATTAAGCACCTGCGCTTGTGGCTACTGTTCCAGAGACATTACTGTGAGCATAAGCCTTCAGTAACTATCTCAGTTAACGAGAATGAGTGGCCTGAAGTTGGAGCTTGGGTGTGGAATAACTTTGATGAGATTACAGGTGTGAGCTTCTTGCCTATGGATGGAGGAACATATCGTCAAGCTCCTTATGAGTCCATGACTGAGTTTGAGTATCACGACATGGTGTCTAAGATGCCTGTCGGTATTGATTGGGATAAGTTAGTTGAAGGTACTGACAATGTTGAAGGTTCTCAGACACTTGCTTGTACTGCTGGAGGCTGTGAAATCTGATGTATAAATCTTTTGATAAAGAACTATGGCTACAATACGACGAACTAGGTCGTAACACAGTAAAAGACTTTATTGAAAGAACGTGGAATATAGAAGTTAGAGATAATCCAGATAAATATGGCGTTGATCTTCTTCTATATTCTAACGATAAACTACAAGGATATGCAGAAG